GCAGTCTGCAGCGCCGTATCAGGGAAGCGTGTCTGCGTCCCATTGAGCGGATACGTCGGAGCGCTGGATGGCAGCGCAGCCAGCGTGACGCCAAAGCTTGAGAGCGCATCGGTCAGCCGGTCCCACGTGAGCGTCTGGTCTTCAAATCGGCACGTATACGCCGTGGTTCCGGCATTGTCGTCATTCGGAGCGTTGTATGCGAACGCGCCGTAGCATCCCTTGTTGCTGTCCCAGAACGTCTTGAGCGTCGAAAGCTCAGCATCTGACAGATCACTCCGGACGATCGTGAACCGTGTCGCACCATCGCCCGCCCAGAAACGCTGCTCGATCTTCGCGTTCGCACTGCCGAAGCGATGGACGTGCACGGATGGCGCATGCGCGCGGCCGTGCGGGTAGTCGCTGACGAGCGGAAACGTGCCCGAGACAGGAATTTCGGGAATATTTACGTTGCCGATGGTGTCGGGCATCGAATAGAGAGAATCAGGCTACTTCGACGAGTTCGATCGCAACTTCACCTCGCGCGCGATCAACAGACTGACTGAAATTGCCCGCAAAACGGACGGTGTATCGGCCCTGCGTGCCGCTCGGCGTGAGCGTGAACTTCGGGCTCGTCTCATACGGATCGAAGAAATAGAACGGCTCCGTCGGACCGCCACGAGCGATAAAGAACGCCCGCAACGCAGTGAGATCCGCCGCCGGGAGCCGCTTCGTCAACTTCCATGCCCGCCGCGCTGTCGCGGTCAATGCCTTTCGCTGGCTCTCGCCGTCAGCGTACTCATTCAGCAGCGCGGACCATTCATGGGAGCGTTGAAATGCCGACGCAATCGTCTGCGGCAACGTCGTCGTGGGCGCTGCATTCTGCACCGAGCCGGGCATGGACGTTAGGACGTAACCAGTCCCGGAGAGAACTGCGCTGCGGCCATCTCGCGACGACCGGAATTGCGACTGGTAGCAGACAAAGTAGCCGCCTGGACTACCTGCGGGTTCCGCGCAACCGTTGTCACAACGCGGCCGTCGAGGTACGCACCAACGTCGTCACCGGAGATAACGTTCTGCACAACGATCGTTGTCGGGCCCGGCGCCGCCACGCTAAGACTCGGAATCGAGCCGCCGAGCGAGGGCAGCATCGAGCCGTTTCGGTATGCCGGGTTCTGGAAAATGGATCCGCCGCTTTCTTCGAGCGACACAAGCGCTGGCTGCGTCGGACGGAAGCCCCACTTCTGCCCGGTCGACATCGCGTAAAGCTCGATGAGCTCACGGATCTGAGTCGATCGGATCGCGAGATCGAGGTCGCCGCCGAAGCTCTGCTTCGCGGTTCCGACGATTGACGTAGCAAGGTCCTTGCTGATGTTCACGTTGTACAGGGCTTTGATCTTGTCGATTGCCTTCTGCTCGGCACCTTTGATAAACAACCGAACGAAACCGATCCCTGCGCCAATCGCACCGCCGATCAGAGCACCGACCGGACCACCGAATTTCAGACCGATCAGTGCGCCGGAGGCAGTGAGCTCACCGAGGCCCGCAAGGCCGCCGCGCCGCCAGCCATCCAGCCCGAGGCCAATGCCGCCCGCCAGCATGGCGCCACCCGCCACGCCGCCGAAACCGCGATACGAGCCCGCTACCTCACCGCCGAAGTCACCGCCCTTCGGGCCGAAGCCGATGTTTCCGAGGCGGGAAAGGATATTGCCCTGCGAACCGATTCCGCCAATGCTCATCAGGTTGCCGAGCGGACCGCCGCGGCTGATCGTGGGCGTACCGCCTCCACCGAATACAACCGGACCGGCGAATCCGCCTGTGCCGCCCGGGCCACCGGTGATGGAACCGTTGCCGAAGATCGGGACACCGAAACCACCGCTGCCACCGGTGATCGCGCCGATGCCAAGCAGTCCGGCGAGACCGCCCACTGACCCGCTGCCGCCAGTGACGGTCGCGCGTCCGCCGGGTCCGTAGGCCACACGAGAGCCGGTGAGTAGCGCGGCCACGTATGCGCTCGCAAACTGCTTTACGGGCGTCAGCAGCGCAGCATTCAGGATGCTCTTGAGGATGTCTCCGAAGCTCCGGGACCGGGAAAGCATTTGATCGAGGATTCCCTCAAACGCGGAGCGAGTGCGGTCGAAAGCTTCCTGCTGGGCGGAGATCATGAGATCCCGGGATTTGATGGTCGCGGCGTCACGAATCCCCGCAATCTTAGCCTCGGAATCCGTGGTCAACTCGCGGCCCTTCTCGGCGTAGCGCTCTGCAACTGCATCTCGCCGCTTATCGTACTGACCTTCAAGGGACGCTTTAATATTGACCTGAGCCTCCGCAGTCCGCTTTGTGCTCTCAACGCGCAAAGCAGCCAGCTTCTTCTCGACGGCAGCTTGCCGTTCAGCATCCTGCTCAGGCGTCGTCGGGCCGGCGAAGTAGAGCGCCTCGCGACGAACCTTATTCTCCAAATACCGGAGGTGCATTTCTTCGAGGATCTTGAACTTGCCAGTCTCCGCTTCGATAGCCCGGTTCTTTTCGGCTTCTATCGCAGCAAACTCAAGGTCCTGCTCGAGATTCAGAGTGGAGGCCTTCAGGGCATAGCCCTTTAAAACATACGACTCTTCAATCGCGGCGGACTTCGCCACGGCCGCAACCTTCTGGCTGGTCGTTACGGCCAACTGCATCTCAACTCCGCGCAACTCTACCTCTCGCGCATGCTCAAGCAGGTTTTCCTGGTAAGCCATCTGCGATTTGGTCGTTTCGAGCCTCAGTCTGTCGGTCTCTTCTCCGTACTGCTGGTCTTTCTTGAATTGTTGTTCCTGATACTGCCTGGTGAGCTTGTTCTGCTCTTCCAGGTCCTTCAGGGTTTCAGTGGCATTCTTGCGCAGTTCCTTATTAACTTCGGTCTTGACACGAAGTTGGAACGCGGCTGCGAGCTCTCGGCGGGCCTTCTCGGTGACCCCGATCTCCTTCGAGAGGTCGCGATACTGGATGATTAGGCTGGCCAGACCGCCGAACTCTGCTTTCTGCGCCTCCAGCAACTGCTCGTGAGCCTTCTTTTCGGACTCGAACGGCTTGTTTTTGGCTTCTTCGAGATTCCGCTTCCTGACTTCGAGGATTGCGATCTGCTTCTCTGCGGCTTGCAGTTCGGCCTGCTTGGACCTGAAAGCTGACCCAAGGATTTCTCCCTGCTTGCCGGCGAGAGTATTCTCGAGCTCATCGCGCGTCTTCTTCAGGTCCTTCAGTTTCGCCTCGACCTGATCGACGGTTGCGATCTCGCGCTTCGCGAACTGCTCCTGAAGCCTCACGCCCTCGCGGTGGTCTTCAAGCGCGCGGCGTCGCTCCAGACGATTCTCGGACGCGCCGACTTTGAAGCCGCGCATCGGATCTTCGGGAGCGTTGAATTGAGGAGCAAATGCGCCGAAGTTTCGGGCACTTGCCGGTTTGTTGTTGAACTCCTCAATCTTGTCCAGAACGCCCAAGATGGAGTCAAGGATCGGAATGCCGACTCTGGCCGCGAGGATGTTTTTGAAGCGCCCCCAGCTCTTCTCCATTGCCCCAATTTTGTCGTCGGCGTCAGCGAGATCCTGGACCAGTTTCGGGTCGGTCCTGAGCTTTTGGACCACGGCGAGGAGTTGATCGAGATTCTTGATGAGCGGCTGCAGGACGACGCCACCTTTGCCGAGCAACTCGTTCGACCGCTTTACGCGTTCGGACTGGTTTTCGATCTTCGCGAGCTTCTCCAGCGACTCAACGAAGACGATCCCGAGATCTCGCTGATTGCCCTTCAGGTCGACAGTCGCGACACCCAACGTTTGTAGTGCTTTCGCAGACTTGGCACCGACGCCTGCCTGATCTTCGAGTGCCGCGGCCAGCAGTTTCACGCCGGTATCGAGACCGCCGATGCCAACGCCCGCAATGTCGGCAGCGTTCGCAAAGTCCTGCGCCTGATTGACTGTGATGCCGAGCCGATCGGCCAGATTCACTGTCTGCTCTGCGGCCTTTCCTTGAGCGGCCGTGACGTCGAACAGAGCTTTGCCCAGAACACCGACGGCTGCGGCCGTAACGCCAAGAACGACCCCGCCCACTCCGAGCTTGCTGGTGAAGGAATCCCACCCTTCCGATGCGGCCTGGAGAGGATTAGCGATGGCGGCTTTAATTCGCTCACCCAAGCTGAGAGTCTTATCCTGCTCGGCCCGCAAGTGAGAAAACGCTGCCCTGATCCGGTCAATACTGCCAGCGCTGTTACCGAACTGCTTTAGCGCCTCCGCTTCTTCAAGACCGAGCTTTTCGCTGCCAGTCTTTCCGGCAAACCGAGCGCGCTTTTCAAGAGCCAGAATCCCGTCTTCCACCAATTTGTTCTGCCTTTGCAAGGCAGACTGGAAATCCTGAGCGCCTTTTTCGGCCTGACGCGATGCCCGAACTGCAGCATCAAGAAGCCGGTTATGCTCCGCGATCGCGTTCTGCCGCGCTGTTTCGTTTACCTTTTGCAGCGCCCGATCAAAACCGAGGGTCGCCTTCTCGGCCTGCTTCGAAGCGGCGATGGCTTTCTCAAGCAGAGCAGAGTTATCCGCCTGACGTTGGGTCTCGATCAGTTTGCTATAAGCCGCTCGAACCCGATCCACAGCTTGCGAATCCCCGGCAATCCGCGAGATGAGTTGGTCGCGCTCCGCAGTCAAGCCACCGATGCGATCAACGCCCGCAAAAGCGGCTTTCTTCTCGGCCGCAGCGACCATCCGCTCAATTGAATTGCGGCTCCGGTCCGTGACCCGAACGATCTGCTCGCCAGCCTGCTCGAAAGAGCGAGAAGCACCCTGAGTCGCGGTCGCGGCGCGCTTCTCGAACGAGTCGAGCGCGGCATTCGCCTTGCCCGCCCCACGCACGGCCGGAGCTTCGTCGACATCGAGTACGACTATTTCGCGATCTTCAGCCATTTACGCCGCTTTTACGGATACGAACTTCACTTGCCGGAGAGCTTGTACCAGAGCTTTCCGATTGCCGGGGGACACGCCGAACTGCCGCCAGCGCCGATTGTTGTAGAACGCTCGCTTGTTCGCGACAGCGTCAGTAAACCCGATCTTGGCTTGGTTCGGGGCGGCACTCAACACCTTCATGCTGCGCAGCGTGCGTCCCGTGAACTTCCAGTTGCGGATTGCCGGAGGTGCTTTACGCGCCTTCTGCGAGGCATATCCGTTGCCTCTGGCACCGTTCTTCAGCGGGGGAGTCGGGCTGTCATTGACATCCCGCGCCGAAAGAATTCGCTGCTCAATGTCATCCCGGACGCTCTGACCGATCAGTTCCATCTGATTGGCGGAATAGCCCGCAACGCTGAACCTGGCGCGGCGCTTGACCGTCTGAAATCGCTTCGCCATCTCAGCCTTTATGCCGATTCGCCTGCGCCCGAGCTTCTTCTTCCTGATGCTTCGCTCGCTCACTTACAAGCGCGCGCCACGCAGAGAACTCCTCTGCCGTGACTTCGCCGAGGGTGACCGTAAAACCACCCTGCAGTGCCGCATCGAGCGCAGCCACGCGCCCCAGAAGCTCACCGGCTTGTGAATTCATTGCCATTTCGAGCTTCGTCAGCGGGCACTCAGCGCAACGTTCGCGGAGGTAACTCCTGAGACCGCATGCGGGACACTCGCCGGGCTGGCTGATGTCTTCCGGCTCCCATTGCTCGCCGCATTCCCGGCAAAGCAGCGATCTGGCTGCGGCACACTTCCGCGGACCGCCGACGCATAACTTGTCGCTCCGGAGTGAGTGCTGGATTAAGAAACGCAGGCCTGGCCGATCCGGCCAGCCAGGCCCTAGTCTTCCGGGTCCGGGTCTTCGAGATCGGATTCCATCTGGGTGAGCATCGCGACGATCGCGGCATCCATGTGGACAACGGGAACGGCCGAGCCCTCCGCGTAGCCTTCCACCCGCTCCCTGCACCGCTCCCAGAGCGTCATAGCAGGCTCAAGGGACATCCGGATTTCCTGCGCGCGAGCCGAATCGGTCGATTTCACCGACGATCGTCCGTATTCCGTCACGTCCTTCTGCGTTGGCATGCGCAGAACGTGCAGAACGGTGGCACCCGGGACCGTCATGGTCACTCGGTACGAGTTGCCATCGCGGGAAACGTCCGTCACGTGGCAGCGTTCGAGCCGATCGATAACCTTCGAGGCCTCGAACTCGTCCAATGGAGCGCCATCCTGATCCTTGCGGATCTTCGCAAGCAGATCCGCGTCTGCCTGGTTCCCGTTGCCGGACTCATACTGCGATTTACCGCGGCCGAGCAGCCGACGCACAGCTTTTTGCTTGCGCGCACGCTCGCACCACTGGTCGTTAGAGGGGAAAGCGACGTCACAGGCCTTTTCCCCACCTGAAAGGATTCGGATTTTAAAGATCTTCGAAGTATCGAACATGTTTACGCCAGAATGTTGTCCTGCTCGCAGGTTGCTTCAATGGTCAGAACGCCGTTCGAAGCATGCTGCTGCACGCTGTAAGTGATGTTGTACGCCGCGATGCCGTCAGAATTGCCGACTGGCGTGACGTTAATGAGCAGCCGGTGAAACGTGACCTTGAACGTGTGATTCGCGCCACCGCCGCTGACGGCCGCACCTGCACATGTCATCACGCCGGTGCCAACCGTCTGCGCGAGAAGCGCATCTTCTTCGCTCGAGCCGCTGTCGCACTCGACGACAGCCGTCAGCGTGGGCGTAGGCACACCGCGTCGCATCCGTCCGCGGAGCTGGAAGCCGCTCTGGCTGCCGGAGCCAGGGTAGTACGAAGACTGGTCGCGGATATTGTTCTTCCAGCCGAAATTCACCTGGCTGAACCGCTTGTTCGCCAGATAATCGAATCCGACGAGGCTCAGTGCGGTGATGCCGCCAGCATTCAGCGAATGCTCCGCATAAGCCGCTGGCTGCGTGATGCCGCTCGGCTTGACATAGCCGCCGGTACCCAGCCACGAAGACGTGAACGTCGCGTTGTCTCGCCCGGGTCCGCTCTGGAACTGGATACCGAATTCCTCGAGACAGAGACCCTTCAGGAGAATGTCTCGGACCGCACCAATCTTCACAACCCCGGTCGCGGACGGCAGGTCGAGACCAGCCGTGAGCAAATCCGGAGCGACGGCGGTGTATTTGAAGCCCCCGGTGCCGGCCGCTGCTTTCGTTACCGCGCCCATACCAAAGGCGGCCAGCATCGCGCCAGCCTCACTGGTCAGGCGGCCATTCCACGAGCCGCTGGCGTTTATGTGCGACGGGAAAGTCTGTGTCGCATAAACACCCTTACCCTTGTCCTGGGCGTTGTCCTCGTTGACCGGCTGAATGCCAATGGGGTCATCGTTAGTGAGACCGAGCGTCCACATGTCCGCTGCGGTAAGTGCGGTTGCGAGATCGACCTGCTTCTTGTAGCTGATCGAGAACCGGGTATCCTGCAGAAGCGCAACTGACATGGGTTATTCTCCTTCTCCTGTCGTCGGGGGATCGCACTGAGCCCATCCCTGCCACATCTTTTGTGAGATCTCGTCACCTTCAGTCGAGACCCTGACCGGGGCTCCGCCATCGGATGGCTTCATCCAGACGTAGTCGTGTAAGTATTGGTCCATTACGTGTCGGCTCCTCGTTCGGTCAGGCTGATGGTGATTTCCTGAATTTCAATAACCGCTGTCTCGCTGATCGACACCAGGCGAGACTGATACTGCTGGATCATCGGTGGATGGCAACTCGGGTTGATGATCGCCCGCTTAAACTTGTCGCCGCCGTATCCCGTCGGAATGCCCTCGCGGATGGCCGCAAACAGCGCGTCCGCGCTGCCTCGGGGCCGCATCGTGATCGTGAACTGGTGATCGATCAAGCGTCCGAATACCGTTCGGGTGTGCGCCACGAGCACAGCAGGCGGGTTCATCTCCGCTATGGCGATCACGACGTTATTGGTGGTCGGATATGCAGGCTTGTACGCGATCACGTTCGCCGGATCGCCCTCGAGTAGCGAGAGTACTTCCGGAATCGCGCGCAACGCAACCGCGATGTTGTCGACCAGGGTCGATGGGGTTTCCATCAGAATTTGGAGATTCCGAGGTTGGCTCCGCCGGCCGTGTCGTTTTCCACGGACACAACGTCGTAAACAACTGAGTCGACCTCGACCACGTCACCGCGCTGTGGCTGATACGGGATATCGGAGAGACGAACCCAGAGCCCGAAGTTCTGGCCCGGGGCGATGCCTTCAAACTGCGCGGGCCGCGTCTTAATGGCAGTTATCGCCACCGGCGCGCCAGCCTGCGGGGTGTAGGTTACGGGCTGGCCCCAGGCCGAGAGCGAGTCCTCGTTGAGGAAATCTTCAGTTAGCACTTATCGGCCCTTCTGTGCCCAAATCCAATGCGCACGCGCCTTGCCCGTGATCGAGCTCACCGCAAACGAGTAGTTCTGCGCCGTCGATTGGCCGCGCGAGAACGAGGCCTTCATCTTGAACGCCATCGGGATGCCAGCCTGCAGAGGAATGGGCGTGAGCGAAGTCCCGCCCGTTGAATCACTCGAACGGTACAGGGTCGCCACAGAAACCGCATCCGGAAGGTTCAGGTTCATCACTCCGGTCACGGCCGTACCGGTGGGAGTGGTACCGTTCTGCGACTGAGTCACTTCGCACGCTACGTCGCACGTGATCGTCACGCCGACGATGTACACACGGGAAGCTGAATTCGCCGGCACATGGAGCGTCCACTTTGTTCCGGATCCTGCCAGCGTAATCTCGTGCGATGCAGCGAAATGCGGAACCGAATCCAAGTCGAAGTCCGGCGTTTGTGAAACCGACGGCAACGCGACGAGCAACAACCCGATAAGGAGCAGGCGCAGGACAGGGATCATATTGGTTCCTCCGGATGGCAAATAGGTTCGCGGGGCGGTACTTGCCCGCCCGCGAGGTTAGCTGATGAATGCGCCGTTCAGGCGAACGAAGCCGGTCGCGGACGGGTTCGCCGCGGCTGCCGTCGCGACACCGATCAGCTTGTTGCTGGTCGATGTGGTCGTGCAGTTCTTTGCGGTGTTGTCCCAGTAGATCAGTGCGCCCTGAGTCCAGGCCTGCGCCGAGACCTTGGCGAGCTCGAACACGCCCTTCGTCGTGCCCTCGACATCCGCGCCGTTCAGCGCGGTGAAGTTTGCCACGGCAAAGATCGAACCGACCAGAAAGCCTGCGCCACTCGCGACATCGTAGGGCGCAACAAGCGTGAGGGATTTCCCCTCCTGCTGATAATTCGTCATTTCTTTTCTCCTTACAATCGACTGAAAAGAAAGCGGGCCGCTATATACGACCCGCTACGGAGGATTGGTTGCGACTGAGAGAAGCGGTTAAGCTCCGGCGTTCTTGACCATGCCGCGGAAATCGATCACGCCGGCGCCGAAGTCGTGCAGAGCCTTGATCTCGACGCCGTCGATGTCGAAGCCCATGCGGGTCTCGATGCGAACGCCTTCCTCGCCTTCGAGGTACGCATACTCGATCGTGTCGATCTGGTTCGGATCGGCGAACAGATACCACGAAATGGCGCTGTTCGCGTCGAGCCGCGGCTCCGCGATCGGAGTGAGGGAGCGGAGAGAGCTCGGAACAACTGCGGCAGTTGTGGCAGGCAGCAGATTGGCGCTCACGAACTGCTCCATCTTGGTTTCGAGCGCCGACGGACCGACCATGTACTTCGGCCGGATGTTCAGAATCGTCTTTTTGTCGATCCCCGTCTGCTTCGACATGAGCGCGCGGCCTTCGCCGACCGAGTCAACGCTGATGGCCGCCGAAGTGCCGAGGTTCTTGTGGGTGGCGTGGAAGAGCGCAACGCCGTCAGCCATTGCCGCGTTGGCAGTGATCAGCGACCACACGATGTCGCTTTCGAGATTCGCCGCCTGGGAGCCGTATCCCTGCGGGATGCGGGTGAAGGCCTGCAGGTCGTCGTTGATGATCGTCTTGCGGGTGAGTCCGATCACGCGGGCATAGGTCAGAAGGCCGTAGGAAGCCTTCGATTCACCGATGGTGCCGCGCGCGATCTCGCCGCTCTCGTTGACCTTCACCAGCATCGGAGCTTCGCCGAGTGCCACGCGGTTGATGGTCTTGAAGTCCGATGCCGTGGTTCGGCGGGCGATCGGCAGGAAGGTCCGCTGGGCCTGCTCGTAAGCATTGCGCAGCGACTTGTTCGCCACATCCGCGAGGATGTTCGGGAAGTCCGACGTCGAATGCAGAGAAAGCTTGGCGACCTCGTCGCGGCTCATGCCGGACGGGTTCTTGCCCATCACGGTAACGCATTCGCGCGCCATGTCAAGCAGCGTCATGCCACGGTAGGCGCGACCCGCTTCGAGTTTGTGCTGATCGGGAGCGAAGCGGTGGAGCAGGGCATTCGACATCGCCTCGCGGCGGTTGTCGCCTTCGTCCCGGCCCATGGAGACATGCGACCGCGTCTCGGGCTGCTTTGCCTGTGCGGCCGCAAGCGCCGCGAAGATCTTCTCGCTGGCCTGCTCGGGCGAGGCACCGCCATCTACCAGTTCGGTGCGAAGAGTCTGCCGAACATCGCTCGGAAGGCCAGCAGCATTCAGCCGCTGGTCAATCGTGCCGATCCGCAGCCGCTCTTCTTCGCGAGCCTGCTTGCGCAGCGCTTCCTGATCAACCGGAGGCGTCGGGGTCCCCGGCGCCACGGTTGGATTTTGCGTTTCCATATTCAATTCCTCGTGGGGGGTTGCCCCGTCTTTATTGAGATTTTCAGAGGTCTCAGCCTCGGGTTGTTCGGAGGCTTGCTCCTCCGGTTGAGTGGCCATTTCGGCCTGCAAGATCGTTGTGTTGAAGTCGGCGGGAACGGGAACCAGAGAGATCTCGTAAGGCTCCCATTTCGTGGCTACGAAGGTCTTGTATTTGTCGTTTTCCTTCGTGATTTCCCGCTTTTCAAGGATCATTACGCCCATGCTCAGGTTCTGGAGGATCTTGTCTTTCACGTCCATCCAGACCCCTTCGACTTCAGGGCGATTGGAAAATCGGAGTTGCGCCCTGTACTGACCAGCTTTCTTGTCGTACATGGCCGAACCGTTCTCGACCTTTCCGAGAATATCGGCAAGCTTGGTGTCCCAGTGGCTGTCAAGCACCGGCGCGCCGCTGTTCAGGCGATTGGCCACGAAGCCAGCAGGATCAAACTGGAGGTCATACCGCTGATATGTGTCCCAGTCCAATCTGGGAACACTGATCCCGTCGTTGAGCCAAACGACATCGACCGTCCGGTCAGCATCGTTGAGCGTCTCAGGCTCCACGGCTGCAGCGAATAGCTCGCGCCCGGTGGACTGCGACCATTCCCGGAGCCGTTCAACGCCCGGGCTCTTAATTTGCTTGGGCTGTGCCATTCGCACCTCCGTCTGTTTTCTGGACCGCGCCTGTATTGGCGACCTTCCGCGGGTCGCAATCGAGTACGATCCCCGCGTCGTCGAATTTCTTGTTCCAGGCCGCGATCTCTGCCAGTTGCTTCTCCGGGTCGTATCCCTGACGTCCGACCGCCTGCGCCCACGTCATCGTGCCGCTGCGCATCATGGCCTTGTCGGCCTCGGCTTCAGCGCCGCGGTCAAGCATCTCGAACGGCGGCGGTGCCCACTCAACCCCGTAGCTCGTGTCAGCCGGAACGTACCCGGCGATACGGCACATATCGACGAAGCGTTTCCAGACCGGGTCGCCGACGACCGGGATAATGAATTCCCACTGGATGTACTCGATGAGCGACTTGAGGCTTATGACTCCACCGCGGTAGCTCGAATAAGTGACATCCGAGAGATCGCCGGTCAGAACCGCATACAGCAAACAGAGCCCAGCGGCAATCGCATACTGCTCTGTCCTGACGTACTCGGCGTAACCGCCCGCCGCTTTGGGCTCCGCCAGGGTGACGGCCGAGCCCGGCCGATTGTAGACGATCATCCCGGGCTCAAAGCCCTCGATCCGCTTACCCGCCGTGTCCGTCGATGAATCGGTCAGCGTGGAGCCTTCGCCCTCCGGCTGCGTGATAAATGCCGCCAGGCACGCTTCGATCCGCTTCCGAACCCGCTCGGCGTCCTGATAGCCGTCGAGATCGTGCATCGCGGCGATCACAGCGCTGAACCACGTTACGCCGCGAACCTGCCCGGGCCGCTCAATGATGAATCCGTGCTCGATCTCCGAAGTCGGCACCGGCGCGCTCGAATTAGAGCCGCGGCCAAACCAGTTCGTATTGACGATCTCTCCCGGGTGCGTACCGTACAGCCAATAGGCCTGCCGTCTGCCGAGCTTGTTGAACTCGACGCCCTGCAGGATGTATCCGGTGTCCGTCGTCAGCGTCTTCGTGTGGTCGAGGAAGTCAGGCTCGAGCAATTGGAGCTGTAGCGGAATCGTCAGCCCATCACTCGGGAGCCGCTGCCGGAACCGGAGCAGCACTTCGCCGGACTCGAACATGCAGCGAGCGAACAGCCCCTGCAGGCCGTAATACCCGGGCCGACCGTCAGCGTTGCATTCCTTCGACCACTGCTCAAACTTCTCGTCGAGAACCTTGTTCGCCGCCGGATACTGCGATCGCGCCTGCGGGCGGATCCCACTACCGACGGTTTTGCTCTGCAGTTCCCACAGCGCCTTGCGGGCCAGCGGGTAATTGCGGACCAGGTCCCGAGCGCCATCACGAAGATGTTTCAGTGCTGCGCCCACCTCGGCATTTGCCGATGAACCGGGGCGCATCCAGCCGTCGAGACGCCGACCGGCTTTCGCGCCGTCATACCCGAGCCGCTGCCTGTCGACGCGATCGATGGCATTGAGTGCGACTCGCGCGCGGACACGACGCAAACCGGCCTCCGGCGAGAACGCCGCAATTGTGCGATCAACCCAATTCATTCGGTGACTTATTTCGGGAACGTCGCGTAGGAAACGCGGGATGACTTCGTGCCGGCCGCAGCCGCCTGAGCCTTCGCAATCTCGGAATCGATCAGCGAGAGCGACTTCTCTGCGTCGGCATACTCGACGCTCCGCTCCCCGAACTGCTGACGAGCGATGCCGATCCGAGCAAGGATCTTATCTCTCTGAGCCTGAAGCTCACTGACTGTCATCGTGAAAACCACCCACCACTGCCGCGCGATCGTCCGCCGGAGATCCAGCCCGATCCGCCCTGCGTCTGCTGCGTTATCACAGGAGCAGCCACTGCGGGTACCGGTTTCGGAACATCGAGTTGCCCTTCAAGCATCTGCCAGTCGTGCTCTTTCAGCCGATCCAGTCCGAGCATCATCGCCCCGGCGCGCGCATACGCCCAATCGTCGAGTGCTTCATTGCGCGGCCGCGTCTTTTCCCAGTGCGGGTTGTCGTAGCCGTTCCGATTCTTACTAGAGACCAACTGCTCGGCAGTAAGCTGCCGGCAGAATTCCTCGGTATCCGTCGTCGGGCAGAGGTGCACGTACCCATCGGGGTACGATTCGCCGCGCTCGAGGTTCGGCGCGTCCAGGCGCAGCCGACCGTACAACTCGCCTTTGAACAGCGAAACATTCAGCAGCGTCACCTTGATCCCGGTCGCCAGCTTCTTACCGCCTGATGTCGTCTCGACGGGACTCGGAGCGCCCATGATGGCGGTCATGCTGGCCGGTCCGCCCTTGATCAGAGCGACCGTCGAATTGCTGCGATGACGCCGAGCCCAATCGTAGACAGCGTCTGCCTCGTGGCCGGTATCAACACACGCCTTCCGGATGACCATATCGGCCCCGGATTCGTGCTGGTAGACGGTACCGAGCGCAGCGTCGAGCTTGTTCCATACATCCGCTCGCTTCACGTCGCCGTCGATCCGTACGTGGTCGATCAGCCAGCACTGCTTTCCGCGCCCCCAGCCCCAGACGTAGAGCTCGATCCAGTCTTTCTGTACGTCGACGCCGGCGGTGAGCAACAGCACGTCGGCAGGCACCTCGCCCAAGCTACGCGGACTCGCTACCGCCCGGTCGTACAGGCGCTTCCAGTCCGGCGCATCGCCCTGTTCGGTCCACGGGAGGCCCAGCGTTTCGTTCTTAGCCGATTGAAGTTCGATCGGTGATCCGAGCGCACCGAGCCATTCGTTCGCAATATCGATGGCTCGCGAGAATGGCGAGATTCCCTGCCATCCCCAGAACCCAGCCGTTCCGTAAAACGTCTGCGTCGCCGTCCAGCGACCCTGCTGCACCGAACGGTGCCGGTCGACGTCATCGATCCGACTCCCACACGAGAGGCACTCGAACCACGCGTCATCCGCACGGCGAATCGTCCGCCCTTCGTCGGTCCGTATCGGCTGCCCTTCCACCCAGCGAAGTACGCCGCGGTTTACCTCGGCGGAGGTCGGAAGAGATCCGGGTGTCTCGTCGAACGCGTAGACGATATCCAGTCCGCAATGCGGGCACGGAACCTCAAAGAGTCGTTTGTCCGACTCCTCCCACATCTTGTGGAACTCGTTCTTCGTGTCAGTCGGCGTGCTGAAGTAGCCCTGCTTCGCATTGAAGAACGCGCGGACGCGGACCGAAACCTGCCGGAACGGCGAGCCCTTCTCATTGGGCTTCCACTTCGCCGCCTCATCCCCGAGGACAATCCGGATCGGCCGGGAAGCGAGCGAGTTGAATGAGTTCGCGCCCGCCAGGGTCACATGGCCACCCGGAAATTTCTTATGCAGCAGCGTGTCGCCACTGGTCTTGGATCCAGCCTCAGAAAAACGCTGCTTCAGCGCCGGCGTATCCCGAACCATCGGCGAGAGCCTGTCCTTCGAGAACGCTTCCGCAATCTCGAGGGTTGGCTGAACGACCATGATCGGGCTCGGATCGTGATGCACGTGATAGCCGATTACGTTCTCGAGGATTGTCGTCTTGCCGACCTGAGCGGAGAACATCCCGACAACCCGTTTCACTGCTGGGTCATTGAAGGCGTCCATCACGCCCCGTGCGTATTCCGTATTCGACGTGTAATAGCGGCCGGGCTCAGCGCTTGACTCGGCGCTCAGCCTTCTCTCCGCGTCCGCCCATTCGCTGACGGTCAGGTCCGGCGGAGGTGCCCACAGTCGCGACACCCGCGACATTTCCGCCCTCAGATTCCGAATCGCCCTCGGAGTCGATTTGTATCTGCGGCTCAAACTCACTCAATTCCTGCAGGGCTTCGCTTACCGCTGCGTCGATCTGGGAGCTGCACTCTGCCGGATCGTCCGAAAGCGCCACTACGCGCCCGAGCTTCGCTCCGAGCCCGAGGAGTTTTGCCCGGGCCGCACCGATCATTGACGCCCACGCCAGCCCGAAGTCCGCGACGCTTACTGCCGCGCCATCCGCCTTCGCGAGTTCAATCTCAGCCAGGCCAGCTTCTGCTGCAATCTTTCGCCGGCGCCCTTCGCCCTCATCGATCTGAGCGATTTCGCCCAGTGCATTCTGCCGCTCTCGCTCGCGCAGCCAGCCGACGACTGCGGCGCTATCGAACTTCCACTGGTCGCCGCCCTTCTTTGGCGCTTCACCCGGCATGCCCTGCCGACGGTACTCGTCGACGGTCCTCAGTGAGCATCCGAGTAACTCGGCCAGCTTCTCTCGGTTCAGGAGCACGTGAAGGTGAAACCGTATTCAAAATCGCTATATCTGGCGCGGCGACGCAATCGGGTTACC